TGTCAATGGTAACTACGTTAAAGTGTCACATCCTCTTCATCGCTCCGGGCGCTATGAGGACTTTGAAGATGCTGCCTTTGCGGCTCTTAAAAACTATAGCCGTACTTCTCAGGGACAAATCTACATTGTCTCCAACCCGAGCTTCGAAGGATGGGTAAAGGTAGGCATGGCCGTTGATGCCACTGATCGTGTGAATAAGTATCAGACCTCAAGCCCCTTCCGAGACTACAAGCTTAACTACAAGTTTGATGTTAACGACCGGCGCGCCGCTGAGACCAAGGCACATGATGCCCTTCACGCCCGCTTTGAATCCAGTGGTGAGTGGTTCAAGTGCAGTCCTCTACAGGCATGGTCAATCATTGCAAACCTAGTAAAAAATACAGAGGCTAAAGCCGCATGAAGACAACACTAGATGACCTAGTGCCTGACATTTATGAAAAGCTAGAGGCTCTCTCACAAGGAGAGCCTTTACCGCTTAGTGAAGATGTATTAGATAAAACGCTAGCTAACATCAAGGAAAGTATCCTGGGGTGGGCCAACCCTTCAGAACGAAACAAAGAATTCACCCTACGCATGTCTAACATTGGTAGACCTCTACGACAGTTGTGGTACGAAAGCCGCGCAGAGCGGACAGAGCATGTTCCTTCAGCCCCCGATCAGATCAAGTTCCTGTATGGTCATATCCTAGAAGAGATTGTTCTGATGTTGGCACGAGTGGCAGGGCACGATGTTACCGACCAACAAAAAGATGCAGAGGTTGAAGGCGTCAGCGGCCACATGGATTGCAAGATTGACGGGGAGGTGGTTGATGTTAAAACCGCATCAAGGTTCGCATTCGTTAAGTTCAAGAATGGTACCTTACTTGATGACGATCCTTTTGGTTATCTCTCACAGCTATCAGCCTACGAAACCTCAGAAGGAACCAGCAATGGTGGCTTCTTGGTTATCAACAAAGAGAGTGGTGATCTCTGTTTATATCGGCCAGATGATTTAGAGAAGCCTAACGCCACTGAGAAAATTAAATATGTTAAAGAGGCTTTGAGTGTTGACTCATTACCATATAGGTGTTATGCTCCTATAGCTGATGGCAAATCAGGCAATATGAAATTACCTAAGAACTGTGTCTTCTGTCCCTTCAAGTTCGAATGTAATGCGGATGCCAATGATGGACAAGGCTTACGAGTCTTTAAATACTCTAGTGGCCCTACCTACCTTACCCGAGTAGAAACAGAACCACGAGTCGAAGAGATCACAGATGAATTCAAAAAAGGTTAAACGAATTAATAGGCATGTGCGGAACCTTTTAGTTCTTTGGATCAAAAGCCTTTTGAAAGAAGAGGAGGCTAAGCAAGTTAGCCTAGCCAATTACAAAGAACTCATGCCGGACCAAACTCATATGTTCCTTCAGGGCAAGCTTTCTCTTAGCGCCTACTCAGAAAAATGGATGCGTAAGAAAATGAAGAAGCTTGTTACTCAACAACCGACTAGGGCTATTGAGTCCTTTGGGCTTCAGGATGTTACAGCAGCTTGAGGACAGAGACTATCCCTTAGATACAATGATAGTGGGGTTAGCACAGCTATTATGTTCAGGCTTAGAAGTAAATTCTATAGACTCCTATACGCTCTTAAAGCTAAAGCAGGCTATAGAAAACCAACTAGAATTATTAGAGGCGAGAATACATTGAAGATTCGGAATGGTTCCAGAAAGCCTCGTGTGAAGCGCCCAGTAGAAAAAGACTTAGTGACTGGCTACGACTCAAACTTTGAATATGAGTTACATCAAGATGTTTTAAAGAACTGGGAATTTCATACCGAGACTGTTGACTATATTGTCGAACATACTTATCATCCTGACTTCATCAAGGAGATAGATGGTAAGACAATCTTCCTTGAGGCTAAGGGCCGCTTCTGGGACAGTGCCGAATACAGTAAGTATGTTTGGATTGATAAAGCCTTGCCTGAAAACTACGAGCTTGTGTTTTTGTTTGCTAACCCCAGCGCCCCTATGCCTAACGCAACACGGCGTAAGGACGGCACTAGACGAACCCACGCCGAGTGGGCAGAATCAAAAGGGTTCAAATGGTTTAGTGAGGTTAGTTTCCCTGAGGAGTGGAAATGATCGACCGGAAACAAGAACGCATTCAGCGTTTCCAACGCAAACGAAAAAAGAAAGTATTGGCGCCTAAGCCTAAGAAACCCCTTAAAGATTTAACCAAGTACATCGAAGACTATGAGGACTACCTAGAATGAAAGATCAGTACGGAATGGACGTTTACCAACAGTATATCCACAAGAGCCGCTACGCTCGTTACATCCCCGAAGAACAACGACGCGAAACATGGCCCGAGACTGGAGAGCGGTACACCAACTACTGGAAAGACAAGGGCCTAATCAATGAAGCTGAAGCTAAGCGAATCACTGATGCCATTCTGAACCTTGAGGTGATGCCGTCCATGCGGGCCTTGATGACTGCAGGCAAAGCCCTTGACCGCGACAACGTAGCGGGCTTCAACTGTAGTTATATTCCTATTGATCATCCTCGCGCCTTTGATGAAATGATGTACATCCTTATGTGTGGGACTGGTGTTGGCTTCAGTGTTGAACGTCAGTATGTTTCTAAGCTTCCTGAAGTATCAGAAACTATGCACCCCACTGAGACTGTAATCTATGTTGTCGATAGCAAGATCGGGTGGGCTAAGTCCTTCCGAGAGTTAGTCACACTGTTGTATGCAGGACAAGTACCTACTTGGGATGTGTCGGGTGTACGCCCCGCTGGTGCCCCGCTAAAGACCTTTGGTGGCCGTGCCTCTGGCCCCGATCCTCTTGTAGACTTGTTCAAGTTTACTGTTGATTTGTTTAAGGGGGCTGCAGGCCGCAAGCTAAGCTCCATCGAATGTCATGACCTGTGCTGCAAGATTGCTCAGATTGTTGTGGTTGGTGGTGTGCGCCGTTCAGCCCTTATCTCCCTTAGCAATCTGACTGATGATCGCATTCGACGGGCTAAGCACGGCTCTTGGTGGGAGACTCACGCCCATCGTGGCCTTGCAAATAACAGTGCATGCTACACTGAGAAGCCTGACTTTGAAGCCTTCCTGAATGAGTGGGTCAGCCTGTATGAGTCTCGCTCCGGTGAACGTGGAATGTTCAGCCGTGTTGCCAGTCAAAAACAAGCAGCCAAGAACGGGCGTCGTGATCCTAATTGGGACTTCGGTACTAACCCTTGTTCTGAGATTATTCTGCGGCCCAATCAGTTCTGTAACCTGAGTGAGGTTGTAGTGCGGCCTAACGATACCTACGAGACTCTTCTTGAAAAGGTAGAGATTGCAACCATCATTGGTACCCTTCAAGCGACACTCACTGATTTCCGGTACCTCCGAGCTGTGTGGAAGCGCAACACCGAAGAAGAAGCTCTGCTGGGTGTTAGCCTAACGGGCATTCTTGATCATCCCGTACTGTCCGGCAAGAAGTCTAAGATGGATGGCATGACATTGCCCGAGATTCTTGAAGGTCTCCGAGAGCATGCAGTAGATATTAATGCCGAGTGGTCTCAACGCCTTGGCATCAACCAGAGTGCAGCTATCACCTGCGTTAAGCCCAGTGGTACGGTCAGTCAGTTGGTTGATAGTGCTTCTGGGATTCATGGGCGCTTCGCCGAGCATTACATTCGACGGGTGCGGGCGGACATGAGAGACCCCCTGTGTGGCGTCCTAGAAGCCGCTGGAGTGCCTTCTGAGGTGGACGTAATGTCACCTACCACCAAGGTCTTTAGCTTCCCTAAGAACGCCCCTAGCAACGCTGTGTTCGCCTCAGACCAGACGGGCATTGAGCAGCTAGAGATTTGGGATACCTATCAGAAACATTGGTGTGAACACAAGCCATCCATTACTGTCTACTATCGTGATAACGAATTCCTGCAGATCGGTAACTGGATGTACAATAACTTCGATGAAGTCTCTGGGGTTAGCTTCCTGCCCTACAGTGACCATACTTATCAACAGGCTCCCTATGAGGCCATTGATAAAGATAAGTATAACGCCATGCTAAAAGAACAGC